TTATTAGATATTATGATAGTTTATTTATTGGTGTTCTTGTTCTGTTCCCATTTAGTTTGAAATGGTCAGTATTCCCGCCACAAAGTAAAGATAATAACCTTGCAAGCCCTCTTAGTCTTTCCTTTACCTATAAGAGAATACTAATGAGCTTTATAATGGACCATTGATAATGATGGTTGATGAGGTGTGTATTAGCATACTTTGTGTCCACATTACCACACACACAAAAACAAATAATAAAAGTATTATAATACTATAAATCATACCAATTAACATACAGTTTACATAATATAGATTATACGAATAAAGAATGGCTCTATTTAGCCATTAATTAATGGTTATAAGTGCTGTTGCATAATTATCACAGTATTAGTTGTTCTTATTTTGTTCTCGTTTTGTTCTTGTTTTGTTCTTTTATGGCGGGTTTTAGTAGTATGATACCATCAAAATAATACTGGGGGGGTGCTGACACTGTCATGACCTCTGTAACCAGACACCAATATTCATAAAGGGGGGGTTTATAAATTAAAACCTCACAGAAGCTTAAATATAGACATATTGAAAACCCATATCAACTGGGGTACCAAAATAGGTAAATCAAGCTGTATGGTACCTTAAAACGCATTTAACGGTGCATTGACATTTATTTAATTATAGCCTAGGCATAATATATGGAACTTACACTTAAATTTTCAGTCGCACCTGCGGTGCTATTTTTAGAGACCCAACTGCCAATAAGAGCGGTCAAAGACCTTAATAAGTACCTAGATGAACGCCATAATAAGGGTGCAGAATCATTTGCAGATAAGCTCGTAGGGCAGATAAGCCATGGCGAGCAGCTCAAGATAGATCACACAGACCCTTTAGTTGATCCTTTTACAAAAATTGTTGCAAATATGTCACAGTCATACCTTGGGCAGTTTAGTCGAATGATAGGGGTAGAACCCTTGAAGCGGATACCACACGTACACAGTTTATGGTCTGTACACTCATATGAAAGAGATTATAACCCTGTACACGATCATGGTACCGACACAATTATGGGCTTGTCATTTACCACATGGACAAAGATACCCAAGCAGATATTAGATAAAGATGACTACGACAGCAGTAAACTGGTCGAAGCAAGCGGTATAGCCGATGGGTTCTTACAATTTCACTTCGGACAAACAAGCTCTCGTGGATTAGAAGAATTAAGGCCTCCATTCTCAAGGATGGTGAAGCCAGAGGTGGGTAAGCTGATTATGTTCCCTTCATGGTGTCAACACTGTGTATATCCCTTTGAGGGTAAAGGTGAACGCAGAACAGTCGCTGGCAACCTAAATATGTTTCCAACTGATGCAGTGTGACCACAATAACTGAAGATATTCAAAACTGGGCTATTGAACACGTTGAAAAACCAAGAGATGGTTTCCCTATCTGTCCTTATGCCAAGCAGGCTCGGTTGCAAAACCAAGTCACCATTGAGGAAGTAGAGTCCGAGAGGTTCTTAGAACGCTTATGCGAATTAGCAGGGGGTTTTAATAACACCGACAAAAAGCTTTCAATCATCGCTTGTGGTGATATGGAAGTAACACCAGATACTTTATACGACTATGTTCATGCTTTAAATCATGTCTACGTGCCTTTAAATACATATTTGATGGCCTCATATCCTGACGATGAAGACGAACCGTTTTTATCAGGGGATTGGGAGCCAGTGAATGAATTCTTTATGGTACTTATCCAGCCATTTAAAGAACTAGAGACTGCATCAGCAGCTCTTACTAAAATTGGATATTATAACAACTGGAGTCAGGAATATTACGCTGACACCGTAAAACTAAGACAATCATACAGGAGTCTATATGGCAAGAGCAGCAGATATAAATAAAAAAATGGGTGGACCTAGAAAACCCAAAAAACCAAGACCTCTATCAGCTAGTGAAAAAAAAGCTAAAAAAGGAGAAGAACTTTTTGCTAAACAAATTTTATCTTTTGTTAGAAAATATTCTCAAAAAAAACCAAAAACTAAAATGAGCCAAACGAGAAGAACAACAGCAGGTAAAAAAGGGTTTTACGGTCTTAACAAAAAATAGGAAAACATTATGGCAAGAAATATGAAAAAACGATCAAAGAAAAAAATGAACAAAAAAACAGCTAAGAAAAAGACCAATAAGAAAAAAGGTCTTTTAATAATGATGGGTTAATGGCTAAAAAAGCAGTACCCACAAATAAAGCCTTGTATTCACGTGTCAAGTCAGAAGCAAAAAGAAAGTTCAAGGTATACCCTTCAGCTTATGCTAACGCTTGGCTTGTACGTACATACAAGAAACGTGGTGGCGGTTATAGGTCATCATAATGGCTAAACCAACAGGAGGATTAACTGCGTGGTTTGGTAAAGGGCCAAAAGGAGACTGGGTAGATATTGGAGCTAAAAAAAAGAATGGTAAGTTCCAAAAGTGTGGGCGTAAGTCTGCATCAGGCTCAAAGAGAAAATACCCTAAATGCGTACCTCGATCTAAAGCACGAGGCATGACCGCTTCACAAATTAAGTCAGCGGTATCAAGAAAACGATCAAAAGCACAAGGAGTTGGTGGTAAACCAACCAATGTTGCAACTTTTGCAAAAAGGAAAACAAATGCCAAGAAAACTAAGTAAGAAACAAAAAGCACTTGCAAGTGTTGCTAAACCTCGTAACAAAATTACAGGTGCTGATTTTAAAAAACTAAAAAAAAGAAAGAAAAATAATGGTAAATAGATTGAAAATGTCACAACAAGAAATTCTTGAGGCAGAAAGATTAGCTAAAATATTTGCAAAGAAAAGAGGTCAAGAAGGTAGGGGTGTATCAGCAAAAGATATGGAAAAAGCTTTAGAAATGATACAAAATAAAAACAAAAAATTTATGAATGGCAAATAACCAAAATGGCTATTATTTACAGAGGAGAACGCTTCAGTGGGTACAATAAACCAAAACGTACCCCAGGTAAGTCTAAAAAGTCCGCTGTATTAGCTAAAGAGGGTAAAAAAGTAAGATTGGTCAGGTTTGGTGACTCAAAAATGTCCATAAAAAAGAACATACCTGCTAGACGGAAGTCATTTAGAGCAAGGCATAGGTGTGATACAGCACCGCCAAGTAAATTAACCGCAAGATATTGGTCTTGCAAGAACTGGTAATACGGTAAAAGGAGTACAACATGAAACAACTAAACAAACTAGTAGAATGGTTACAAAGTTATCAAATGTGGTCAAAAAAAGACTACATAATAGCTGGTGTAGGCGTTATTATTATCTTTTCTGTATTGGTATCGTTATTTTAAATGCCAGCAGGAGGAAAAAGACCAGGAGCAGGGAGACCTAGAGGCGTCACCGCAGGAACAAAACACGAAAGACTAGAAAAGATGTTGGGTAAAGGCACTAAAACACCTTTACAGTATATGTTGAACATATTGAACGACAAAAAAACATCTCCTGAAAAAAAGATGTGGGCTGCTGAGAAAGCTGCACCATTCGTACACCCAAGGTTATCTTCTGTAGATCAAAAACTACAAGGTGACAAAGACGAGCCTGTAGAAATAGAAGTTAAATGGAAAGAATAGTTTGAAGATTGAAATACCTTACAAACCACGACCCTTACAAAAAGAATTACACAATAAATTAAAACGCTTTAATGTTATTTGCTGTCATCGTAGGTTTGGCAAAACTGTTTTTGCAATTAATCACTTAATTAAAACAGCTTTAGGTAAACCTAATCAACGGTTGGCTTACATTGCACCGACATACCGACAAGGTAAGAACGTAGCGTTTGACTATTTAAAAGAATACACACAACCTCTTATGAAACTAGGAGGCAATCGTCACGAAACAGAATTAAAAGTAGACTTGTGGAATGGTTCACGGTTACAAATATTTGGTTCTGACAATCCAGATGCACTAAGGGGATTAGGATTTGATGGCGTATGTTTAGATGAGTTTGCACTTATGTCACCTCGTACATGGACAGAGGTTGTAAGACCTGCTGTATCTGACAAACTAGGCTATGTGATCTTTATTGGAACACCCATGGGTCACAATCAGTTCTGGGATGTATACGACCTTGCAAAACGCAGAGGTGGTAATTGGAAAGCTGTATTATACAGAGCATCCGAAACAGATATTATAAGCAAAGAAGAATTAGAAGAAGCTCGTCTGACGATGCCAGAGGATCAATACGAGCAAGAGTTTGAATGTAGTTTCCAAGCTGCTGTATCAGGTTCTTACTACGGTAAGCAGATACAAAAAGCTGAGAAAGAAAACCGTATTGTTGATATTGAATACGATAAAAACATAGACGTAGAAACATGGTGGGATTTAGGTATCGGAGATTCAACATCAATATGGTTTGCACAAAGAGTAGGCACAGAAGTTCGTTTAATAGATTACTACGAAACATCTGGTGAAGCTCTTGCACATTACGCTGGTGTGTTAAAAGACAAAGCCTACAATTATGGAAGGCACGTAGCACCCCATGATATTGTAGCAAGAGAATTAGGAACTGGTAAATCTCGTTTAGAGGTTGCATCTGAATTAGGAATACAATTTGATATATGTCCTAAGTTGGAAGTTCAACATGGAATAGAAGCAGTTAGAAATACATTAGACCAATGTTGGTTTGATCGTAACCGCTGTAAGGCTGGTATTGAATGTTTGCGACAATACCGAAAAGAGTTTGATGATCGTATGCAGACATTTAAAAACAAACCTCTACATGATTGGAGTTCACATGGAGCTGACGCATTTCGTTACGGTTGTGCGATTGATCCTGGAACTGCCAGTGTATGGACAAGAGAAATAAATATTGATACAAGGTATATAGTATAACATGGCAAAAGGCAAAGCACTTACAGACATAGAAGTCGGCTCAATAGTTAGCTCAGAGATCAAAGCATCTTTAGGTTACATTGGTTCAGACATAACTGAACAAAGACAAAAATCATTAGAATATTATTTTGGTGAACCTTTTGGTAATGAACAAGAAGGTCGTTCACAAGTAGTTTCTACTGATGTGTCTGATGTTATTGAGTCTATCTTACCGACATTGTTAAGAACTTTTGCTGCTAGCGATGAAATTGTTAAGTGTGAACCTGTTACCGCAGAAGACGAAGAGATTGCAAAACAAGCTAGTGATTATTTAAACTACGTCTTCAACAAAGATAACGATGGCTTTATAACCCTCTACACTTTATTTAAAGATGCACTGATACAAAAAAACGGTATTGCAAAAATCTATTGGGACACCTCAAAAAAACGTGAACGTGAGTCTTATGAAAAGCTAAGTGAAGATGAATACACGATGCTGCTTGATGAAAATGGCGTAAAAGTAAAAGAGCATACAGAGTACGAAGATGAAAAAGCAATCAAAGAAAAAGAAAATATATTAAAACAAATAGAAGAGTCTGGTCAACCTGTTGACGCTATGACATTGGAACAAATAAACAATACATCAATATCTACGTTGCATGATGTAGTTATTGAAAGGGAAGAAGATTTTGGTAAAGTAAAAATAGAAGCAATACCACCAGAAGAATTTTTAATTGAACGTAGAGCTAAAAGTATACAAGACGCAAACTTTGTTGCACACAGAACTACAGTTACAAGAACACAATTAGTAGAAGCTGGGTTTGATAGCGATAAAGTTTATAGTTTACCTGCTGACTCACAAGATAGATACAATGAAGAAAAAATTACACGTTATAGAAATTTAGATCACGACTATAACAGTGATGCTGGCGAAGCTAGTACAGATGAAATATCTATTTTCGAATGTTACATTCATCTTGACGAAGAAGGCGATGGTGTTGCCAAGTTAAGAAAAATTACTTTAGCTGGTGCTGAAGGCTACACAATATTAGACGATGAACTGTGTGACAGTATCCCTTTTGTTTCTGTTACACCTATAATGGTTCCACACAGATTTTACGGTCGTTCTGTTTCTGAAATGACTGAGGACTTACAATTAATTAAGTCTACAGTGATGAGACAGTTGCTTGACAATATGTACCTTACAAACAACAACAGAGTTGCTGTAATGGATGGTCAAGTTAATTTAGATGACCTACTTACAAACAGACCTGGCGGTGTTGTGAGGACTAAAGGTTCTCCTGGTCAGGTTATGATGCCAATGCAAACGCAAACAATTAACAACCAAGCGTTTCCTATGTTGGAATATTTAGATACTGTACGTGAACAACGAACAGGTATCACTAGATACTCACAAGGTATGGATGCAGATTCTTTAAATAAGACTGCAACTGGTGTAAACACTATTTTATCTCAAGCACAAATGAGAGTAGAGCTTATAGCTCGTATCTTTGCTGAGACTGGTGTTAAAGATATGTTCTTAAAAATGTTTGAACTAATCGTTAAACACCAAGATAAAGAAAGAATTATTAAGATAAGAAATAACTTTGTTCCGTTTAGACCTATGGAATGGAGAAACCGATGCAACATTTCTATAAGTGTTGGATTGGGTACTGGTTCAAGAGACCAACAACTTTCTATTTTAAATAACATACTTCAAACTCAATTAAAAGCACTAGAGCTACAAGGTTCTGCTGCTGGGCCGATGGTAAATTTACGAAACATTTATAACACTCTTAGTAAGATTGTTGAAAATGCTGGACTTAAAAATCCTAATTCGTTCTTCACCGATCCTGATATTGGTATGCAGAATATGCCGCCACCTCAGCCACCACAACCTACAGAGTTTGAAAAAGTTTCACAACTTCAAGTTCAAGGTGAGAACTATAGAAAACAAATTGATAGCGAATTAAAAATAAAACAACTAGAAAAAGATTATCAAGAGATGATTCTGAGGTTTGAAACTCGTATAAAAGAATTAGAGCTACAGTATGGTACTAAGATCAATGAGACTGAGTTGCGTAATAATGCAATGTTAGCCAAAGAAGAAATAGTACAACAAGGTAAAATACAAGAACAGGCACAACGTACTATAAGGGAACAACGGAAAGCTGCTTTAGGTGAGCTTGACCAAATCACTAAAAATGTGATAAACCCAAACAATGAACAACAATAATTTAGAGACTGAAAGACAACGTGGCGAAAAAGCAAAGTTATTGCTTGATGAACCGTTATTTAAAGAAGCATTTGAAACTTTAAAAGTTGAGTATCAAAGTGCTATATTTCAGACGAAACACAATGAAGATGATGTGCGTAAAGCTTTATGGCAGGCATATCACATTACTGAAAAAGTAGAAAACCACTTTCGTACCGTTATGGACACAGGCAAACTAGCTGCTGTGCAAATTAACGATCTCAAAAAAAATTCGACTTAAATCGAATACACCAACCCATTTGGGAGTGTAACATTTAAAAGGAGGCTGTTATGGCTGAACGCCAAGCAACTAACGTATTGGATGCAGGAAACATAATCAAAGGTCTTATGACCAAAGAAGAATCTGCACCAGTAGAAAATGTTCCTACAGAAACAACTGAGGAACCAACTGAAACAGTAGAATCAGAAGAAGGACTTCTTACTGAAGAAACTGAAAGCCCTATGGAGATGGAAACATCTGATAAGGTAGAAGAAACATCTGAGTCGAGTGATATACAAGAGAACTCCGAGGAACCATTTTATTCTGTAACCGTTGATGGTACAGAACTGTCGGTCAACCTAGAGGAGTTAATTCAAGGGTATCAACGAAATGCAGATTACACTCGTAAAACACAGGAACTTGCACAGGAGAGAAACCAGTCAAGTGAATTTGTTGAGCGATCCAAAAAAGACGTTGAAGCAAAGCTAACTAAGCTGAACGAACTTAACAACGCTGCACAAGCACAACTACAACAAGAATACGCTGATATAGATTTTGAGAAGTTGTATGACGAAGATCCAGTAGAAGCTGCGAGACTAGAGCATAAGATGCGTAAAAAGCATGAACAATTGGCTCAGGTATCACAGCAAACTCAAGAGTTACAAGCTCAAGAGTTTAACAAATACTTGGAAGAACAACAAAAACTTCTTAGTCAAAAAGTTCCAGAATTACTTGATGCACAAAAAGGGCCTCGTTTCAAAGAAGAAATGAGAAACTATTTAGGCAACATTGGATTTAATGACTCTGAAATCAACAGTGTATACGAT